GTTTCCCAGTCACGATCTGCGGTTGCGACATCTAGAGAGATGATCACGGGTAGTAACTGAGGCGCGTTACGACGCCCTCAGCATTACCTACTAGATTCGTAAGTAAGTACTATGCATTTCTTATCATTTTAAGACTTGTTTTGCTAGGTAGTTTTACATAGACTGTGAACCAAAACCTTTCACAGCTAAAACAATTTTATTTTTAGAATGCGTATTGTTCGCATTTGTTCTCATTAAGGTTTGAGAACACATTCTTTTCACGGTTAACACTGAGAGATATGCTTAAATAATTCAGTAGTTCCACACCCCGAAGTTTGCAGCGGTTAAAATACTGCAACAACGGCCATTATTTATAATTCAGGTTGAAAGAGCCTTTGCATATATACCTCGCCAGTTGAGTTGCATAAAATCATTTTCTAATATGTTTAATATTAACCCTTTGGAACTGAAATCTGCGGATAGTAAGGACCACAAGTCTCCCCAAGGGGAGCAAATTCCTGTGCAGGTAGCACACTCTTCACTTGGAGAACAGGATCAAGTGACGCATACCACGCGAAAGAGGAAGAATGGAAAATCGGATTTCAATTCGAAGTTTTGCACTTCCAAGAAATTTCTTCGAGAGATGAATTGGAAGGGCTTTTACCCTATCAAGTATTCGTTACGGGAAGAATTTGATAATTTGTTCCCAGACCCAGAGTTTGACGATTGGGTTTTTGATGAATACTGGGATGAAGTTACAATGGAAGAAAGTAACTTGCTATATGGCGTGCGGTATACGCAACCTCCGCAAGGTTGGCATGCACGTTATTATTCACATAATCTTTTTCCGTATGCCTTGAATGGTGAGCGTATACCCATTCCATCACCTAATAAGGCACAGACTTCGTATGTCATTGATGCTTCTAAAGCCTTGTGTTTGGACCCACCACATGAGGACCTTGAAGCACAGATGGGGTTCGAACAAATTTTGGCCAGTAAGGGAACGGATCTAACCGATTCAGCATTGAGCTGGATTGAAGATCTTGTTGCTCTGTATACTGCTCTTCGTGAATGTACCACTATTTCACAGTTCACTGCAATTTGTGTTATGTTCATTAAGCAACACGTATCAGGTAGTCTGGTTCGCATTACCCTTGATTATTTTCACGAGATCATGGGTGGTCTTGAACCACAAGACTCTTCTGATGACCCCAGTTGGATTTTGTTTTTCAAACAACTGAAAACTAATTGGGATACATCTGTTTCATCACCAATGTTCGGTAAATTGTCAAAGCTTCTTGCGATGGCAGTTTCTATTGGGCTGTGCCAACTTTCTGATATCACCTTTGATATTTATGGTGTCAAAGCTTTCTCATTGAATTTGAAGGAGAAGCACACTACAGCTAAAGACTTTTTTCAGTGTCTACTCGATACTGTTGTCTTTTTCATTGAAGGTGGTTATCAATGCTTCAAACAGCGATCACTGCGACCACTGTTTGTTGGAGATTCAGCTATGCTTGAGTATGAGAAGAATTATTATTTGTGCTTAGAATGTGCTGATCTCGCCAAGGCAGGAAATCTTCAGAAGTTCAAGGATATGACTGACAATGATTTTGACAAATTGTTGTCCGACACTCTTGCAACTTGTGAAGGTTTTTGCCGTGCATCACACCCTGGTACTGAGAAGAATCTCCTATTAAGACAGAAGGAGAAGCTTCTCATGTGCCATTCTCAATTTCGACAGACCCGATTATTAGGTGGTTTGCGGGTTGCTCCGTACGCCATTGGTGTTTTTGGTCCATCTGGAGTGGGGAAGTCTTCGATAGCTCAATTGCTGATGACTTGCGCGCTTCAGGCGAATGACTATAACGCTGATGATGATCGAGTCGTCACTTTGAATGAGAGTGATAAATTTATGTCCAATTATAAGTCATATGTGAATGGAGTTTACATTGATGATCTTGGTAATACCAAAACTGAGTTTGTTGAGCGTTCTCCAGCACAGAAGATTATTGAATTGGTTAATAATGTACAAGCCTATGCACCTCAGGCGGAAGCCGAGATGAAAGGCAAAGTTGCCATTGAACCTAAGGTGGTTCTTATCACTCGCAACGTTAAGGAACGTTTTGCTCATGAGTTTTCTAATGAACCTGCGTCTATTTTGCGCAGAGAAAAGATTACTCTTACTGTGAGTGTTCGTGACCAATATGCCACACAAGGTATGCTTGATCAGGACAAGGTCAATGCAGCTTTTGGACGTGATGCTCCTGTTATTCAGGATTTGTGGTTGATTGACGTTGAACGAGCATATCCTGTCAAAAATAACTTGGTAGGTAGACCCGACAATGTAGGTTGGGAACCAGTCAAGCTTGATGGTAAGGAGTTGCTCCAATGTTCCATTTTTGATGTGATCCGTTATGTGCAACGAGATTCGCAATCTCATTTCGGTCATCAAAAGGAACTAGTTGAACGCACCAAAGATATTTCAGCAAAGTTGGATGTTTGTAGCACTTGCAAATTTCCAGCACAAATGTGTACGTGCACTTCATGTTTAGAACCTCATTTTGGCTTACATGATGTGCAGCGCTTTGTGTCAAGTTCTGCTGACGATTTTGTTGGAGGACCTGTGTGCCATGCATATCAGGAACTTCGTAACTTTGATGCTTCTTGGGTGTCAGTGCTGAATTGTATGCCAGATTGGCTTTTCCATTCAGTTATTGGTCGAAGTTATCTTGAGTGGCGTAATTATCCGTTGTACACAGAACAATACGAATGGGTGAAAACCCGGACGTTGCGATTGCTGTGTGCATTGGGATTAATGTGCCTTTTTGATTCTCGCATGTTGATTGTCATGTTGTGTGTATTGGTTCATGCTTGCCACAGTATTTTGGCATATCGAGAATTTCTCATTAATGAAGTCCTTGAATCCCGCGCAAGCGTACCCCTTATTCTCAAGGATTTCCGTGACAATCAAGCGAAATATTTGACTCGATCATGTTTGGCTATTGCAAGTATTTATGCACTGGTCAAGGCATGGCGTGTTTTTAATCGCTTTACTCCACAAGGGAATTTGTCACCAACTTCGATGCAAGAGATTCGTGAGAGAGATGCAGAGGAGAATCCGTGGTTAGGTGTTTCCGTAACGCCTTTACATACTTCGGATAAATCCAAATGTATTACTCTTGCACATTTAGAATCCCTTGTTGCCCAAAACTTATGTCACATGTCTTATGAATATGACGGGAAGCGTGCCTTTTGTGATGCTTTCTTTCCATGTTCTAATGTGGCTATTTTGCCTCAGCATATTTGGAAGGCTAATGAGCTTATTGCCACCTTTTCCCGTAAGGGAAATCTTGTGATTGGTGGCCATTTTAAGGCTCCTTTGAGCCGATCCTTGTCCGTCAATATTCCATCGACGGATATGTGCATGGTATGGATTGCTAATGGTGGTTCCTGGAAAGACCTTACTGGTTATTTTCCTCTGGGTTCCGCTGTACGCTGTCCTGCATCCGTCATCTTCAAAGCTGAAGATGGATCCGTTGAGAAGTCTCAGACTGTTGTCGAACCAGGTCTTGTGCGCGCTGCGCATATGGCTTATTATGGTTTGAATTACACTCTGGATAAGGAGACTTTTAAGGGTTTGTGTATGGCACCTATTGTTTCACAGACTCGTGCTCCTGCAATCATCGGGTTTCATTTGGCTGGCAAGACTGGTACCCGTATTGGAGCTGGAGGAAGCTTAACTCAACATCAAGTTCATGACGCAATTGAGCGTCTACGAAATCTTGAAGGAGTGTTGCTTTCCACCAGTAATGGAGATATGCCGCGAGAGCGGTATGATGTCCAATTCTATGAAGGTGAAGAGATTCATAAACATAGTCCAGTACGTTTTCTCCCTAAAGGAGCCAATATTGAAGTATATGGTTCATGTCGGGGGCGAGCGCGACATTTTTCTGAAGTCGTGCAAACTCCTATTTCTGAGCATGTAACCAGTATTTGTGGTATTGACAATAAGTGGGGAAAACCCAAGTTTCATCTAGGTGAAGCTTGGCAGGTGTCACTTGCACATAGCTGCAAACCGTCTCCTGGCATGCCCGGAGACCATTTGCAAGCTGCTGTCTTTGATTATAAGCAGGGTTTCATTGAGAAGTTGAAAACAGTTCCTGGTATTTTGAAGGAGACTGTTCCACTGACTGAGATGGAGACTGTTTGTGGTATCGATGGGCGACGCTTTGTTGATAAGATGCCTGGTCGAACGTCAATGGGGTATCCACTAGGGGGCCCTAAGAACGATCATTTGACGTTGCTTGATCCGGAAGAATATCCATCACACGCATGTCCAATGCAGTTGGATGGTGTCTTTTGGGATGAAGCGAAGAAAATGGAAGACGCGTTTCGGGAAAAGAAACGAGGCTATGCCATTTTCAAGGGTTGTCTCAAGGACGAACCCACCTCAGTGGTCAAGGACAAGGTGCGTGTATTTCAAAGCGCGCCAATTGAGTTGCAGTTACTGGTGCGTAAGTACTATTTGCCTGTAGCCCGATTGTTGTCTCTTTTTCCCTTGGATTCGGAATGTGCAGTGGGTATTAACGCTCAAGGTCCTGAGTGGGAACAATTCACTGAACACATTGGCAAATTCGGAAAAGACCGTATTTTTGCTGGCGATTATAGTAAGTATGATTTGCGTATGCCTGCACAGCTTGTGCTTGCTGCATTTCGTATTCTAATTGATATTGCCGAGCTTTGCGGTTATTCTGATGATCACATTCGAGTTATGGAAGGGATTGCAACTGAAATTGCATACCCTCTTATGGCTTATAATGGTGATTTGTTGATGTTATTTGGATCCAATCCTTCTGGCCAAAATTTGACTGTTTTCATTAATGGAATTGTGAACAGCCTTTTGGTTAGATGTTATCTTTTTTCATTAAAGTTGATTCCTCGCGTTCGGGCCCGGGATGTTGTAGCTTTTCTGACATATGGAGATGATATCAAAGGGTCTAACAATTCTAAATATCCTATCAGTATTAAAGGCTATGCTGCATTTCTAGCGAAATACGACATGGTTTTCACTATGCCTGATAAGAATTCTGAATTAGTTGATCTTATGAAGGATGAGGATGCAGATTTTCTCAAGCGCAAGAATGTTTATGTGCCTGAGATTCAAATGCATTTGGGAGCATTAGATGAGATGTCCATTTTTAAAAGCTTGCATACTGTCTTGCGTTCACCTGCTGTCTCACTTAAAGAGCAATGTATGATGAACATCGATGGTGCTTTGCGTGAGTGGTTTGCTCATGGACGTGAAGTCTATGAGATGCGCCGCAAGCAAATGCAAGAGGTTGCCTCCCTTGGGGGAATTGCACATGGATGCTCTGGACTTGAGTTGACTTATGATGATCGCATTTTTGCTTTTGCTGAGCGATATCAAACTCAGAGTCCTTTCCTTCGTCATTATATAGAAGACAAGGGAAGAGCATTCGAGCCGGAAACTCTGTAAACTTGTCCCTCTGAGCGTAGGTACATGCTCATTAAACCAAAGTTTTCCTATGTATTTCTGATTACCAATTTTGTTGTATGTTTTATGTTTTGTATATGATAGATTAGGCTTTTGTACACATTGCACTGTCCTCGTACAGTACCCCTATTTAGGGGAGGGTTTCGCATCCTAACAAATCATAACTGCAGTGGATATTGAGTGCACTCCATTGCTTGTATATAGCACTTACTACACAATCAACATCAAATTTGTTCAATGTGAACATTAATGAAGTAAGTCGAGAAGATTCGACGCAACAGATGCATTTTTCAGATCAGACTGGTCAGTGGGATTATTCAGTTGGCTCTATGCCCGATGCCACATTTACCCAGGCCGATACTAATGATGCACAGTTGGAAAATTTCTTCTCTCGTCCGGTCAAAATCGCGAATTTTACTTGGAGTCCAGGTGTCACTCTGTTTGAGACATTTAATCCTTGGACTTTATATTGGGAGAATTCGCGGGTTATCAATCGTATTGCAAATTTCAACCTTTTGCGTGCGAAGTTGAAAGTCCGGATTGTTCTTAATGGTAATGGGTTTTATTACGGTCGAGCCATTGCCTCTTATACGCCTTTGCACACACTGGATGAAATGACACAAGATCGTGCTTATTTCATCCAAGATGTTGTTGCTGCTTCACAAAGACCTCATATTTATATCGATCCCACGAATAGTCAAGGAGGAGATCTTACTCTGCCTTTCTTCTGGTATCGTAATAATTTGAGTATTCCTGATGCACAATGGCGTGAAATGGGGGACATGCATATTCATCAATTGCAACCCCTCAAACATGCAAACGGTGCCACGACACCTGTCACAGTCACTGTTTTTGCATGGGCCGAAGATGTTTCAATGTCTATTCCTACTCAGAATGACCCCGCTGGACTTGTTCCACAAGCAGGTGAAGATGAGTATGGTCAAGGCATTGTGTCACGTCCAGCAGCAGTTGTTTCAAAGGCTGCTGGTTTGTTGAAGGATATTCCAGTTATTGGGATGTATGCTCGCGCAACAGAGCTTGCTGCTTCTGCAGTTGCGAATGTTGCAAAAGTATTTGGATATTCGCGTCCAGTAATGACTGAAACTTCTATTCCTTTTTCTCCTCATCTAATCGGCAATTTACCCAATACCAGTGTTACCGATCAATCTACAAAATTGACTTTTGATCTCAAGCAAGAGTTATCAATTGATCCACGAACTATGGGATTGGGTTCCTCCGATGAAATGGCAATTAAATCTATTGCAACTCGTGAATCCTTTTTAACATCATTTTCATGGGATATTTCGAGTGCAGTCGGTGCATTGTTGTGGAATACGGAGGTTACGCCAGTCACGTGGTCGGAATTGAATGAGGAGATTCATTTGCCTGCGTGTGCTTTTGCCGCCCTTCCATTTCGTTATTGGAAAGGCACGATGAAATATCGTTTTCAAGTTGTTGCATCAGCGTTTCACAAAGGTAGACTTCAAATCTCTTTCGATCCACGTTTGACTGGTATTGGTGAATTTAATACTCAGTACGTTTATCTTATTGATTTGGCTAAGGAACGTGATTTCACTGTGGAGATTGGTTGGGGCCATGAATCTGGTGCTCTTTTGCATCGAAGGCCTGGTTCCCAGACTGTCCCCTACAGTATTTTCCCATTTCCTATTCCAACGCTTGAGAATCGTAATGGTATTGTTTCAGTTCGTATTGTCAACGAATTGACATCTCCAAATTCGACTGTGAACAATGACGTCGAAGTCAATGTTTTCGTGTCGGCTGGGGATGATTTTGAAGTTTTTGTACCTGATGCCGCTTTGCTTGACAATTATATGCTTTACAGCAATGATCCACCAGCTCAAGCATTGCAAGCACGTCAAAGTGCTGAAGGTAATCAATCGTCATATGGTCTGACGTTACAAGAACTGGAGGAGGAAGTTGAAAAGGAAGGTCGTCAAAATGAGAAGATTTCTAGCGCAATGCTGGAAGCTCAATCAGGCGAGGAACCTATTCAACAACCAGATTCCGATTTGACTAAGAGTGAGAGTGAGCCTATGAAACTTGAGAGTTCTATTCAAATGGCACCAACTCCTGAGCATTCCGATTGTTTTACACATGTTTACTTCGGTGATCCTGTGACATCATTTCGACAATGTCTTAAGAGGTACGCTCTTCACTCAACTTTGTGCAAGACCAATACATCCAACACTTTCACACGTGCTCGCATGTGTGATTTTCCTTATTACCGAGGTTTTGACCCAAATGGTGTCGATGCTACCTCATTAGGTGATGAGTACAATTATTGCACAAATACACTTCTTAATTACGTTACATCAGCATACACTGCCCGTCGCGGTGGTATTCGCTGGAAATATGTGCGTACTGGGAGTGATCCAGGAATTTATAACACTATGATGACCCTGACTCGTGAAAGTGAGTCTCCTGGTGGTTATCAAGTGCAGAACAACAATGTGACAGCTGTGAATGCTGGATCTGTTAGTGTTCGTACTGCACAGTTTTATGAATTTTTGCCGTCAGGTTGGGACGGCATGGCTGCTACCACAGAATTACAAAATCCAGTTCTTGAAGTTGAGATTCCATATATGATCGCTCGTCGGTTTTCGCCGGCTAAGCGATTGAATGTCACTCAGAATTCGGATGTATTTGATACGTTCCATAGATTGCAGATGTTATGGACGTCTAGTGGTGGTGATTCATCAGCCGTCCACAGGTTGGTATCTGTCGGTGAAGATTTTACATTGAATTTCTACACTGGCCCGCCTGTGATGTATTTCCTTCTTAAGGGGTCGGAACCTAATCCGGCCACTTAGGGAGTGAGATAGGGAGTAAACCTGCATAATCCAGTTGACACAGCTGTAATAATATTTTCAATGTGTACCATGGGTAGCCCATGGCACCACTTTTGTGGTGGGACAAAATTCTTTTAAGTTTATTCATGTAATCGATTTTTCTCGGATTTTGTCCGAGTTTTATATAGGCTACAAGTTTAGATTAGATTTTGTCCTAGAGTGATGGTTCTTATTCCACTCAGGCTGCGGTCTGATCGATGGTTTAGGAAAATTTACCCATCGGCAGGCTTCGATCGTGACTGGGAAAC